GAGCCAATAGGACATAAAATAAAAGATGGTCGTAAAGTACCTAATTGTGTACCTATTGAAGCAGAAGTAGAATTAGAAAGCTATACTGACTATCCTAAAGGTGCTACTAGCAACGCTAAGAGAGCAATAGAGTGGAAAGAAGAAAATGGTAGTGACTGTGGTACACAAGTAGGCTGGACTAGAGCAAGACAACTAGCAGATAGAAAGCCTATAAGCAGAGATACTATTGCACGTATGGCAAGTTTCAAAAGACATCAACAACACAAAGACGTACCATATAGTGAGGGTTGTGGTGGTTTGATGTACGATGCTTGGGGTGGCGATAGTGGTATCAATTGGGCAATAAGAAAATTAGACGAAATAGACGCAAAATAAAACAAAACAAACTTATTTATATTTTATATTATGGAGAATAAATTTTACAACGAACTTAGAAAGTTTAAGAAAGCTGAAAAAGTTGAGTTAGCAGTTATTGATGATTTTAAAAAATTATTGAACGAAGCTAAAGGTATGGATAGTTTAATTTCTAAAAACGTAGCAAATCTAAGAAATGAGTATTTAGATGCTAGAGGTCGTATAATGAAAATGGAAGATACGTACAAAGACGTAAGTTTAGATATTGAAGATATGAAAGACTTAGTAAATCGTATAGAAAAAACTGTATCTAAATTAGCAACATCTGCTAAAGAGTTAGGCATAGACCCTAAAAGTATTGATGGTACTACTGAAATAGTAAAAATAGTAGAAAGTTTAGAAGATGATATAGATACATTTGAAAAACAAGAAAATGATTTTAAAGAATTGATAAAAGCAATATAAAAATGGATTTAAAACAACGTATAAAAGTAGCTTTAGGTATAGATACCGAAGAACAAGAAGTAAAATTAGCTTATGAGGCTAAGTTAGTAGATGGTACTATTATAGTATCAGAAGCAGATGAGTTAGCAGAGGGTGTTGTACTTAACATCTTATCAGAAGATGGTGAGCAAACTCCAGTACCACAAGGTACTTACTCTTTAGAAGATGGCACAGAGTTCTCTACTGATGAGAATGGTGTAGTATTAGAGGTATCTGTAAAAGAAGAAGAAGAAGTAGAGCAAGAAGAAGAAAAAGAAGAAGTAGAAATGACTTCTGATGAAACTATGCTCGAAGAAGTTGGTAACGTAGTAAGAGAATTATTAGAAAATGTTACTAGCGAACTAAACACAATTAAAGCTGAATTAGACGAACTAAGAGGTGAAAACTTAGCAAAAGACGAAAACATCGTTGATTTGCAAAACGAAAACCTAGAGTTATCTAAGCAAGTAGAAGAATTAGGTAGTGAGCCTAGTGCAGAGCCTGTAAAGGCACGTAAATTTGCTACCAACACTACTCCACGAGTAGAATTAAGCAAAGCAGACTATATGAAGTTGTCTGCTCAAGAAAAATATATGTATAACCTAAATAAATAATTAAAAAATGGGATTTTCAATAACTTCAAATTATTCAGGTGAACACGCTGGTCAGTATATTGCTGCTGCGTTGAAATCTGCTACATCTCTTGAATACTTAACTGTATTAGAGAATGTGAAATTTAAAAGAAACATTACTAAAGTTGCTGGTGCATCTTTGGTAGCTAACGCATCTTGTGATTTTTCTGATGCTGGTACACTAACTTTAACAGAGAGAGTACTAAATCCAAAAGAATTACAAATCAATGTAGATTTATGTAAGAAAGACTTACTAGCTGATTGGCAAGCTGCTCAAATGAGAGCTGGTGCACACAATAGAGATATGTCAGGCGATTTTACTGCTTTTGTTATGTCTTATCTTAGTGGTACTATTGCTGATGCAGTAGAAAGCTCTATATGGAGTGGTGCAGAAGCATCAGGTGGTCAGTTTGAGGGTTTCCTTACTGCTAGTACAGGTTACTTTGCTAACGATGGTACAGTAGGTACAGATACTGCTGCTGGTGCATACACTGCTAGTAACATCATTGGTGAATTACAAGACTTAGTTGCTGCAGTTCCAGCACAAGTATATACTAAAGATGATTTGTATATCTATATGAACGCTAAAACTTATCGTTTCTATATTTCTGCTATCTCTGCATTATCTGCTTTCCCTTTCAATCATATGGGGCAGTACACTCCTGAATTTGAGGGTGTAAAAATTGCAGTTTGTCAAGGTATGCCTGACAACCAAATGGTAGCTGCTTGTCAATCTAACTTATTCTTTGGTACAGATTTAATTTCTGACCACTCTGAAATTCGTATGTTAGACATGTCTGACCTAGATGGGAGTGATAATTTAAGAGTAGTGGCAAAATTTACGGCTGGTTGCCAACATGGTATTGGTGCAGACATCGTACACCAATCATAATTAAAATAAGTACAGGGGGGTGAAAGCCCCCCTTAACTAATAAAACACAAAGAATATGGCTTGTGAATTAACAACAGGGCGAAGTTTAGATTGTAAAGACATCATCGGTGGTGTTCGTGCAGTTTATTTCTGTCAATTAGAAGATGCTACTGTAACTCATAGTGCTGGTTCTGTTTCTGACTTGGATATTACTACAAACTTGTTTAAATACAACGTAGTTAGAGGTACTGCATCGTTTACCGAAACAGTAACTGCAAGTGCAGAGAATGGTACAGTATTTTATGAGCCATCAGTAAACGTAAAACTACACAAACTAAGTGTAGCAGACCAAAATGAAATTAAATTATTAGCACAAAACAGATTGTTAGTATTCGTTGAAACAAACGCTATTAACTCTGCTGGTAAGAGAGTTATCTTTTGCTTAGGTGTTACTAATGGTATGGAACTTACAACAGGTACTGCTAATAGTGGTGTATCGTTTGGTGATATGAATGGTTACGACCTTAACTTCTCAGGAATGGAAGATAGTCCAGCTTTAGTAGTTGCAGACTATACTACTATTCCTTTCGATAATGGTGGATTTACAGTAACTGTATCGTAATTATCAATATAATTTAAAGAAAAGGTGGGTTTTTCCCACTTTTTTTTTGACTAATTGTAAATAAAACGTAGTTTTTTATATTTTATATTATGGTACACATAGTCAAAGGTCAAACAAACAATTTACCAGTAACACTTAGAGAGAAGCGAGTAAACAATTCAGGTGTTACTGTTTACTACTATATGAAGTTAGTAAATGATATGACTAAAGAAGAATACTTTACTTATGGTTCTATGACTGATTATCCTAGATATTCATTATTTAGCTTCAATGATGCAATAGGTTCGCCACCTAATACTTTACCTAATGAGGAGGGTTTTTACACATATACTATATATGAGGTAACGAATTTAGGGTTTGGTGATGATGGTGATGCTTCGTTAAATGATGATATAGCAGTAGAGAAAGGTAAAGCATTTGTATCTAACAATTCAGTAACAGAGGTGTCATATACACAATACACACCTACAAGTAATAAAAACACAACTAATAGTAATAAGACATATTTAAGAATATAATGGATTTAAACTTTGAAAATAAAGCAAAAAGCGAATTAGATAGAATTACGCTAAAAGCAGAAAAGGTAGAGTTATCTACTTATTCTGATTTGTTAAACCATAATAAAACTATAAAAAAAGAACTTCCTAATAAACAGTCTGATATAAATAATGAGTTCAGCACATTAAGAAGAAGAATAAAATTAGCTTTAGATTTTGCAGAAACGTCAGTAGATACTTTACAAGATGATACGCAAAAGTTTGAAAAAGAAATTAAAGAATTAGGTATGAACCCTAATGATAATAATGATTATAAAGATGCTATTAAAACAATAGCACACGCAAAAGAAGAAGTTAAATATTATAATAAAGCATTAAACGCAGTTAAAAACTTTGGATAAAATAAAATAAAATGGCAGTAAAAAATACAACAGATTTATTAAACGAGCAATTAGGTAAAAAAGGCGATTGCGTAGTGTTCACAGGAGCACAAGCAAGTGTAGATTTTTATGCAGTACACTTTGTAACAGAAAGCGTAATAAGTGCTATAACAGTTGCTAATGGCACAGGAGATAGTGCTTTACAAACTACTATACCAGCTGGTACAGTATTATTTATGAATATTACTGCAATCACTCTTACAAGTGGTGTAGCAGTAGGTTATCAAAATTAATATATGTTTTTAGCTAACGCTTTAAAATTAAAAAATAGTGTCAGTAGTGCTTTTAGCATAACTGATGTAGCAGGCTTGAAGGCGTGGTATAAGTTTGATACTGGTATTACTTTAAGTGGCAGTATAGTAACTGAATGGGCTGATAGTAGTGGTAATACTAGTGAAGATATGGATTTAACACTGCACGCTAATTTAACAAATAATATATGTACTTTTGATGCTGCTACTAAAGGCGTAGTGTTATCTACAGATAATAAATCTATATTAGATACAGATGGCGACGAGCTTAGATTAGGTCAGTTTACTATATTTTGTGTATGCGATGTAGTAGAAAGTGGTGCTAGTAATGAAATGCTATACGGTAGGTTAGGTAACGATGAATTTAGGGTGTATAGGGGTAGTAATAGCCTTAACATAAGAGTTAGGGCTAACGGTGTTAATTACGATATAGATAATACTACTAGTACACCTACTGGAAAATTTTTATTAACTGTTCAAAGAAAATCTACTGGTAATATAACTATGTATTATAACACTACAGAACAAAACAACGTAAATTCTGATTTAGCTAATTTATTTGATTTCACACGTATAGGTAATGCTGCCAGTGATGCTACTATATTTGAACTAGCTGTATATAATACTAGCCTAACTGATGCTAATATAACATCTATACAGAACGATATAATGAGCAGAACAGGTGTATAATATAAAAAGTATATAATGAAAAACAGGCTACTAAATATAAATCTAACAAACGAAGTACAACCTAAAAGTATAGAGCTTAATGGTGCTGATTGGATAGGTTACGGTGATGGTGAGTATAAAAACAACTACCCACAATACTTAATAGATTTATATAACAATAGTGCAACAAACTCTGCTATAATCAACGCAACATCTGCTATGATAGCTGGTGAAGATTTTATAGTAGAAGAAAGTAATGATTTACAACAATATGTTGCTATAAAGAAGTTTTTAGCAGCAGTTAATGGTACAGAAAGCGCACACGAACTATTTGTTAAGTTATCATTTGATTTAAAACTACAAGGTGCATACGCTATTAATGTAATATGGTCTAAAGATAAAACTAAGATAGCTGAACTACACCACGTACCTGTTGAGCAAGTTAGAATAGGTGTACCTGATGAAGATGGTAAAGTACCTTGCTATTACCTAAGTACAGATTGGACACAATACAGAAAGAAAGAATACGCACCTAAGCATATAGCACCATTTAATATGATGGATAGAAGTGAGGGTAGCCAATTATTATACAGTGGTTTATACTCTCCAGCTATGGAATTATACCACACTCCTGATTATGTAGCTAGTACGAATTGGATACAGATAGATAATCTAACATCTGACTTTCATTTAAACAATATCACTAATGGTTTTAGTGGCTCGTACTTTATTAACTTTGCTAACGGAGTACCTACAAGAGAAGAACGAGTACAGATAGAAAGACAAATAGCAAAGAAGTTTACAGGCTCTAATAATGCTGGTAAGTTTGTATTAACATTTAGCGATGATGCTAATAGTAAGCCTGAAATTTTACCTATACAAGTATCTGATGCAGATAAGCAATATACTGTACTTAATGAATTATGCGTACAGAACATAATGATAGGTCATAGGGTAACAAGTCCTATGCTATTAGGTGTTAAAACAGAGGGGCAGTTAGGTGGTCGTAACGAATTGTTACAAGCATACGAGTTATATATGAATAGTGTAATAAAACCCTTTCAAAATCAGCTTTTAAAGACGTTTAAGAAACTTTTAGCAGTAAATGGTGTTACCATACCATTGAGCATAAAAGACGTTAAGCCGTTAAATTCTATGTTTGATGCTGAAACACTAAAAGAAGTGCTAACGCAAGATGAGATAAGAGAGGAGTTAGGATATGCACCATTAGAACAAGATGAAGAAACAGTAGCCGAAGAACAAAACCTATCAGAATATACAGAGTTAGATAAGTGTATAGAGGAGTTTGGCGAAGATGAGGATTTAGAGAATTGGCAACTGATAGATGAAGATGATGCAGAGGGCGAACACGAAGATTTTGACTTTGAGTATAACTTAGAGAAATTAGAGTTAGCTACGACAGGTAGAGCAATACCTAATGCTAAATCAGAGCAAGACGGACAAAGCCAACAAGAACATAAAAGTAAGTTTAGAGTACGCTATGTGTATTCAGAAGATAAAGCCTTAACACGTAAGAGTGGACAATCAAGAGAGTTTTGTACTAAGATGATGGCTGCTGGTAAAGTGTATCGTAAAGAGGATATAATTAGAATGGGTAGTAGAGGTGTTAATAAAGGTTGGGGATTAAATGGTGCAGATAACTACTCTATATGGAAGTTCAAAGGTGGTGGTAATTGTCATCACAGATGGTATCGTAGGATATACTTACAAGCTGGTGAAAAGCCTAGTAGTGTAGATAAGATAGTAAGCACAACAAAAGCTAGAAGTTTAGGGTTTAGACCTGAAACTAACGAGCAAGAAGTACCAGTAGCACCTAAGCGTATGCCTAAAAATGGATTTGTAAATAAAAAAGGATATTAAAATGAGTTACTTTAAAAATTTAAAAGAAGAACAGAATAGACTAAACCTAAAGTCTGAAAAGGTAGAGTTAGCTTTAATAGATGATGTTAATAGTGCTTTAGATAAAGCTGATAGAATGTATAGTAACATACAAGATGGTTTAATTAGGTCGCAAAGAGAAGCTAGTAATGCAGCTAAAGAATATAAACAAGCACTTAAAGAAGCAGAGAAAGCATTAAAAAAAGTTAAAGAATTAGGTGTAGGTGGTAATATGGATAAGCTATTTACAGATAAAGTAAATTATGCTAAGACTAATGTAAAACTATCTGAAAAAGCAGAAAAGAATATTGACAAAATAATTTCAAGTTTATAATTATGAACAATAAAGAATTAAACATAGCACTAGGTAAACTATTCAATGGTATAGAACTAGACACGCATAAGGTAGAGTTTAGTATAGCTGATGATGTTAAAAAACTTTATTCTGAATACATAGATTTAGAAGAAGCAGAAAGTGGTGCGTTGAGGTCAGTAAACGATGCACGAAATGACCTAGAAAAGATGGAGGGTAAATATAAAAATTTACTAAAAGAAATAGGTTCTATGGAAAAAAAGCTAGAAAAAGCTATTAATGACTTAGGTGTAGGTAGAGGTACATTTGGTTTAGATGATGACTTGCGTAAAGCTAAAGATGGTGCAGAACAAAGAATTAAATTTTTATCTAAAGCAATTAGCCAACTAAATAACATATACTAATATGGCAGTATTATTTGTAAGTGAGGACACTATAAAGAAATCTACTACTATCAATGGTAATGTAGATGTAGAATTATTGTTACCATACATTAAGGTAGCACAAGATATTCATATACATCAGTTGTTAGGTACTGACTTGTACGACAAGCTACAAAACGACATAACTGATAGTAGTGATGACACACCTACAACTGACTATAAAACGCTATTAGACGATTATATACAACCTGTATTAATACATTACGCTTTATATGAGTGCTTACCATTCTTATCTTACAAGATAATGAACAAAGATATAGTACGTAAAATATCAGAACAATCTACACCAGCATCATTAGAAGATATAAAGTATATGCGTGAGATAGTAAAGAATACTGCTGAATACTACTCTACAAGGCTAGTAGATTATATTTGCAACAATAACGAATTGTATCCTGAATACAACACTAATAGTAATGGTGATTTAGCACCTACAAAAGATACTTACTTCAGTGGTATAGTATTAGATAGATACGAGCAAAAAAACAGATTAACACTTAGAAGTTTCTTAGATGCAAGTTTCGATATATAAGATTAAAGAAGAAAATATTACTAAGCTAAAAAGCTATTTAATAAAAAAAGAAAATGAAAACTCTAATAAATCAAAACGCAGACGTACTAGGAGTAAATAGCGTTAGCTTACTAATTAGCTTTACACAAATAGAGCAAGTGCTACAAATTATTGCTTTAGGCATATCAATAATATACACTGCTCATAGATATATAAATTACTTAAAAAACAAGTAATGGCAAAAATAATAGGTGGTACATATCGCAAGACTACTAAAAAGAAAAGACCTAATAGACACTCTAAAAACGCATCTAAAGGACAGAGTGGTTACAAACATAAATACAGAGGACAAGGCAAATGTTAAAATGGTTTGATTTTGAAGAATTTAGTTGCCCTACATTAGAGGGTAGTGGCTTACCTACAATTGATGGTGGTAAGATGAACTTAGATTTTTTACATAAGTTAGATGAAGCTAGAGAATTAGCTGGTGTACCTTTTAAAATAACAAGTGGATATAGAACACCACAACATAATTTAGATGTAGGTGGTAGAGTAGGCTCTAGTCATCTTAAAGGTGTAGCAGTAGATATTGCTTGTTCTAACAGTAATCAAAGACAAAAGATACTTACTGCACTTATAAAAGTAGGTTTTAGACGTATAGGTGTAGCTAAGTCATTCATACACACCGATTTAGACCACGATAAACCCAATGCCCTATGGTTATATTAGATTTATTCAAAAACTTAGTACCACAAGTATC